GACGCCGGTCACTACCGCAGCCGTGGTAGCGCAAGCCATCTCAGGTATCACTTGCTCAATGTATTTAGCCAATGCGTAAAATGTAATCGCTACCTGTCTGGTAATGTCGTAGAGTACAGAAAAGGTTTGATAAAAAGGATTGGTTCCGAGCGAGTAGACAAACTGGAAATGGATAATAATCCTAAGAAATTTACCATTGAGTATCTTAAGCGGGTAAAAAAGATATTTAATTACCGAAAGCGATTATACGAGAGGAAATTCAGATGAAAGAAAAACATATGTTTTCGATGAGCGCTGAGGAGCTTGATGGGTTTATGGAGAATGGTTTTCATGATCTAAACGAAGAGGCTCAGAGAGCCGTTGGCACGATGATGCTGCTTTGCACTGATTACGTTGAATACATCATGCAATCAGATCTCTGGGACGATTTCAGCGAGTATATGAAGTCAGAAGACGTGGAGATACACTAATGATTAAACCAACGCACCAAGTGGGTGGCACACACTATTCAAGCCTTAAGATTGAACCAATTCAGTACATTCTTGAGAATAAGCTAGGCTATTGCGAAGGCAACATCGTTAAGTATGTTTCGCGCTGGCGGGCCAAGGGCGGTATTCAAGATTTAAGAAAAGTAATCCAGTACGCTCAGTTCCTGATTGATCAAGAAATATCAGAACGCAACCAATAAAAAAAGCCCCTTGTGGGGAGGGGCTTGAAATCACTTCAAAAAGGGAATAACATCACAAAACGTCGGTGGGTTGACAGCCCTAAATCCGACTCAAGAGTGGAAAGCAGGAACCCGACAAGCCGATTATACACAATATCTGGCAATAGTCATAACCCCACCCCACCTTATCTTGAGTCACCGACTCGACTGCGAAGGATATGTCACCCGAAAGGGGTCCCTCACCGAGCGCAGTTTAAAGCCTCAAAAGAGTAGCGCGGAGGCACCGCAACTTGCGAAAAGTCTGAATGCGGCGCGGGGGGATGGAGCAGCATCCCTTGCAGACTTGCTTGTATCAACTGACTCATTGATGCGGCCTCGCTGTCCACACTGACGGCTCCGAAGGCAATGCAAAGTCCCGAAACCTACTACCCTGTGGGTTGGGGCTTGCTTGCTCGCAAAACCTCCTAACCCACCAAAGGCAATACAGTAATGAACATAAACAAGGTTAACCACTACTACTCAGACGGAACACTGTACTTAGGAGCTAAGCAGGAAGCCGGCGTCAAGGTGCTGGCAGAGTCAGGCACAGAGCTCAAGACATTTGCTGAACTGGACCGCCTTCCAAAGCTATTCGCAAAGACCTACTGGCCCCACTCAGTCCTACCGCACCCTGCAAATGCGTATCCAGTCAAAGCATCAGAGCCGTGGGGTTACACGGCGTTAACATGGAATCTAGCAAAGGGGCAGTTAAATGGATGATCTTAGGGAAAAGCCATGCCGCTGCGGCAGGACAGCCGGCGAAGTAATAGGATTCAACCACCGTTGCACAGATGACACCTACGTTCCCTACCGCGTTGGCTGGTACTGCCCAGAATGCAAAGCCTTTGAAAAAGCGATTCTCAGAGAACGCAAAATTGATACAATGTTTCAAAAATAAATCATCTTTTGTCATACAAAATGGTTGACACCAGTATCCAATTCCGTACAATGGGAACCATAGAGCGGCACGGTGCTGCTCACCAACGGGAGATACAAAGATGGATTACAAATACGCAAGCGAGCATTGTTACACTGATGTTAAAGCCTACGAAATAGTTAAGGTTATCAGCGACAAGACTCTTGAAGTTCGACCCTTAAAAGCCACTCACGACATCGCTCACCTCAATCAGTACGTCGGCGGATTCTGCGGACACGTTGAGAATCAGAAGGATCAGAAAGTCACTTTCGAAAGCGCGCCCAATGCCCCCGTTATTCGAATTAGAAAAAACAAGTACGGCAACTGGGGACACAAGGGCCAAAGATTTACTCTTGAGATTAAGCCTTACGCATTTTACGATTATAACTTTTAATTTCAACGCCCCCTTCGGGGGGCAGCTTTCGGGAGAAGCAAAATGCCAATAGTTAATTTAGAAGCTTGGGAAAATGGCCGTCACCGCGCAATCATTTCAAACGCGCAAAAAACATTCTTCGCTACGGTTGAAGATGCAAACGACATTCTTGATTGGGTTCACTACAACAGTGAAAACAACGATTTTGCGTTAAGCCTCAGTAATGCCTTTGATAAGTTCGGCAAGCTGACTGAGGGCCAGTGCAACGCTGTACGCAAGTGCATCGCTCGCGCTGAAGAGAACCGCGCTAAGTGGCAGGCTAAGAACGAACAGGAACGCGCTAACGCTGAAGACGTGCCAGAGGGCCGCATTCAAATCACTGGCGTGATCGTATCCACAAAGTTTTACGACAACGACTGGGGCACTCAGCTCAAGTGCGTTATCAAGGATGACCGTGGATTTAAGCTCTTCGGCAGCATTCCGTCGTCAGTAGAAGACTACGCTTGCAGCGAAGAGATTGATCTTAAGGGCTTGCGTGTCACCCTCACAGCCACTGTTATCCAGTCTGACGATGACACTAAGTTTGGCTTTTTCAAGCGCCCAAGCAAGGCGTTAATAATCTAATAAACAGGGCTCTGCGGGGCCCGACGGAGAATCTCATGGCAAAAGACATCGCAATCGCTTTAGGAATTCTGGCTCTAATTCTTGGAATGAGCTATGCCAGCAAGCAAGATCAAATCGAGGCAGAGAGAGCCTCTACAGAGTACGCTGAAATGGTGTGCCTGTTTAACGAGACCAGCGGAGAGTTTGGCTGGCCTGACTTCAAAAACCTCAAAATTAAATGTTAAATTATTTTCACTTTTGTCATCCAAAGTGGTTGACACCCATGATGGTTCTGCTAAGATGGGAACCATAGAGGGGCGCGGTGCTCCTCCTAAACGGGAGAAAAAAAATGAAATTTGAAAATGTTGCAGAAGTTGGTCAGAAGATCCGAGCTTATGATTTCCAACCTCTTGAGGGTAGAGATGACCAGTACATCGAAGGCGTTGTGGTTGATAAGGGCTGGATTATTCACCCCGAGACTGGTCACAAATTATTCAAGGGTTTTACAATCAGCATTGATGCTGACAGCTCTGAGGGCAGGTTTCGAATCGGAGACACTGGCTACGTTCCATACGAAACTCGTCGCGACTTTGACGGGCGAGTGCAAAAAATCATAGTATTAAAGTAATCAATCTAGCGCCCTGCGGGGCGCACTCTTGACGGAGAAATTTATGGACCCAGTAATCGCAGATCTTAACCGCTACCTTGACGCACAGGAAGCAGCCATCGAAGCAGAAGAAGCAGAAGAGCTAGAGCTCTACCGTGACCGTTTAAACTGGGCAAAACGCCTGCTTGAAAACGACATCCTCTCCATTGAGCGTAAGGCTCGCATGATTGTTGCTCAGATCGAAGCCGAGGTTGAGGAGGCTCTCAATGGAGCTTAGACCTCACCAGCAGAAAGGGATTGAGATGGTTCGTCAGTCCCTTCGCACAGGTCACATGAGGCCGTTACTGGCAGCACCCTGTAGTTACGGAAAAACGTATGTTTCGGTAACTATGATGCTTGCCTATGCTGAAACAGGACGCCGTTCGGTGTTCTTTGCAGACAGAGTGAAACTCGTGCAGCAAACAGCTGACACACTAGATAAGCTCGGTATTGATTATTCTGTTATGCAGGCAGACGATCCTCGTTATGATCCAAGAAAGCTTATCCAGATAGCGTCCATACAGACAGCGGTTCAACGTCCTAACATGGATTTTTCTTTCGCTGTGGTTGACGAGGCTCACACTGTATACAAGGGATTTAAAGAGAAGTACCTAGATCGCTACGACAACATCCCGTTTGTCGCGCTCTCAGCCACACCGTTTAGTAAGGGTTTAGGGCAAATCTGGGACGATCTTTTAATTCCTATTACAAGCGAGGAGCTCACCGAGCTAGGTTACTTAGCGCCGATTGATTACTACGTTGGCAGCTCTGTAGACACATCCAACATCCGTACTCGACGCCTACCAACAGGGGGCTTAGAGTTTAACCCAGATGACCTTGGTGCTGCGATGATGCAGGATGATGAGCTGAGCGGCGACATCGTTGAGAACTACCTTAAGCACTCGCCTGACGGCTCTAAGCGGGCAATAGCATTCTGTCCTACGATTGATCACAGCAAGACGCTGGTGGAAAAGTTCAATGCCCACCCGAGCGGGATTAAGGCTAGGCACATTGACGGCTACACAAACGACGAGCTCAGGCAAGCCCTGTACGCTGATCACAAGGCGGGCCTATTCTCTGTACTGTCATGCAGCCGCTTGCTCGGGACCGGATACGACGCGCCCTATGTTGAAATGTTGATAGACGCCTACCCGTGTCGCTCAAAAATTGATTTCGTGCAGCGCTGTGGCCGCATAGCCAGAATCTCTCCAGAGACAGGTAAGACTCGTGCGATCTACTTGGACCATGCCGGCAACATTCAACGCCACGGACAGCTGCCCGATACAATCGTGCCCTATCAGCTGGATGACGGCACCAAGCGTTACAATGAGGACCGGCTAATCAAGCAAGAAGAGAAACAACCTGTGCTCAGGCCGTGCCCTGTATGCACCACTCAAATGAGCGGGCGTCGCTGTAAAGCTTGCGGCTATGAGTTACCTGTAGATGCTGAGATCTATACAAGCAACGAGGTCTTAAAGAAGATCGAACGGGAAAATATGCCAACGCCTGAGAAGTTCACTACAGAGGACAAAGAGCGCTGGTATGCAGAGCTGACCGCTTATGCCGTGCTGAAAGGCTACAGGCAGGGCTGGGCTCATTATAAGTTTCAAGAGAAGTTCAAGGTAGCACCGAAAGGCATAGAACGTCGCTGCGCCAATAGCGTCTCTCTGGAAGTCAGGAACTGGATAAAATCAAGGAACATAGCGAATGCACATAGACGAGCTGGCTAATCTCTGCGACAAGCCTCGCAAGACCCGTAAAGGCTGGGACGTATGCTGCCCAGTACATGGCGAGACAAATCCAAGCATGGGCCTAACAATCGGCCGCAATGGAGACATCATTGCAAACTGCTTTGCGTGTGGCGCTAACGGCATGGCTCTCGCTGAAGCACTAGGAATCAATAAGTCAGAGCTCTTTGCCAAGACCCTTGAGAGAACTCAAGACAAAAACTGGAAACTCAACTCAACTCGTGACGCAGATGATTGGTTTATAGTTATACACGAGAGCGCTCTAAAACGCGGCGAGAAGCCACGTTACGATGATCTGATTGAATATAAGCGAGCGATGGCTAGAAGGGCTCAGAGAACCGCTATGGGGCTAGAACAGACAATAATAGACGTGGGATTAGAAGCATGATCGACAACACAGTAACAAAGAAAAAGCAGCGGGCCATTCTGGACGAGCACGTTGCAACTTACTTAGCCAATGGCGGCAAGATAACAGTAGTGCCCTCACAGACCTTTGGGATTGGTTACAACGACGCAGTAATTAGCCGCAAGGTTGATGGCCACGTCTTGCAAATATCCTTATCTAAAAAGAATAAGGCTGAATAGCGTGAGTAGGCCGCTGTACGAGAATGACGCAACCAAGGCTAAAGAGAAAGCATTGGGCGACATCGTCTGCGCCAAGTGGAAGTGCGAGCTACAGAAAGTCTCTATCAAGTACCATGTGGACTGTTTAGCACTCAGAGAGGGCGAGGCTATGGCATGGGTTGAATTGCGCTGCCGCAATAATCATGTGTTACAATACCCTACACTTATGATTTCGCTGGCAAAAGTTCAGGGAGCTAAGAGATTACAGGAGGACACTGGCCTACCTGTGTTTCTAGTCGTTGAATGGAATGACAGCGTAATGTTTACTAACCTTGGCCAATGCGACTTTACGCTTGGCTTTGGCGGCAGGAACGAAATTAGGGACTGGCAGGATCAGGAGCCGGTCTGTCATATACCCATTGAACAGTTTCAGGAGTTCAGGCAGTGAGTGACGATAAGCCAGTACACGGCAGCACACGCGTCTTTACTAGCGAAGAGATTAAGGAATGTTTTGATCTTGCGCCTTCATTAACCAAGCAGCAGCTTGCTGATTATTTTGGCTGTTGTTTCAATACGTTAAACCGCGCAATGGAAAGGCAGCCAGAATTTGGTGAAGCCTACAGGAAGGGCAAGGCACTGGCGATTGCTCAGATGGCAGGCTCGCTTCAGATGAAGGGCTTGGAGGGTGACGTTAACGCAGCTAAGTTCTGGTTATCTCATCAAGCCGGCTGGACCGAAACAAAGCGCACAGAGGTCACCGGTAGGGACGGCGATCCCATTGAGGTTGATATGCATTGGACTGTTGAGGTGGTTGAATGAGCACCAGTCCGTGGGAAGGCGGCAAGGGCTCACGGCCTCGCAAATACAACGTGAGCAAGTATTTGGACAACTACGAGAGGATATTCGGCAATGCCACTAAAAAAGGGTTACAGCAAGAAGACGATCAGCCAGAACATTCGGACAGAGCGAGCAGCGGGGAAGCCACAGGATCAAGCAGTGGCGATAGCGCTGAGCACAGCTGAGCGAGCTAAGAAGAAAAAGAAAAAGGCGAGGTTTGAATAATGAAGATTCGCTCAGACGGAGAGAAAATTAGTGATCTTCAAGTTAGATTGAGCAGGCTAGAAGACAGCACTAGATACGAGCTAGATTCTGATGAGGCCATGATATGCAAATTGATAGGCCGCTTAGATGAATTAGAAAGCTCACTTGATGAGATTCGTTCGATCATAGAAAAGCAATAAAATGCCTAAAATGCAGATTCCCAAGAAGCTCCAGCCGTTCCTGAAACCTAAGCGCATAAAATGTGCTGTGGGCGGGAGGGGAAGTGGAAAGAGCATGAGCTTCGCTGACTTGTGTCTGATGGACGCGATGACAAAGGGGACCAAGACTCTTTGCTTCCGTGAGTTTCAAAACAGCATAGACGACTCTGTACTGAGCATCCTGAGGTCTGAGATTGAGCGGCTAGATCTCAAAGGCTTTGAGGTACAGAAATCTCAGATCTTGTATAACGACGAGCCGGTATTCCGCTTCAAGGGAATGGCTCGGGACCCAGAGGCCATTAAAAGTGCGCACGGCTTCCAGCGCTTCTGGGTGGAGGAAGCTCAGACTATCTCCTTCGATTCTCTCAAAGCTCTGACGCCTACACTGCGCGAGGAAGGATCAGAGCTCTGGTTCTCAGCCAACCCAAGGTCATCGCTAGACGCATTCAGCCAGCGCTTCATAAAGCCGTTTGAGAAGGAGCTACTGCGCGACGGTTTCTACGAGGACGAAGACCACCTGATTGTCATGATCAACATTGAGGACAACCCACTAGCGCCTGATGTACTGAAGCGCGAGATGGAGGGCGACAAAGAGCGGATGAGCCCTGCCCTGTTTGATCATGTATGGCGAGGTCATTTCCTAGATGACGTTGAAGACAGCATCATCCCAGCAGAGTGGTTCGATGCAGCGATTGATGCTCACGTTAAGCTAGGCTTTGAGGGCACCGGCGCAATTATCGCCTCACACGACCCCTCAGATGAGGGCGGTGATTCCAAAGGGTTCGCCCTCCGGAAAGGCTCGGTGGTCTTAGACATCTGCGAGAAGGTCACTGGCGACGTAGCCGAGGGCATGGACTGGGCGCTGCGTAAGGCTCGTGAGGCTCAGGCTGATTGGTTCGTATGGGATTGCGACGGCATGGGCATAGCGCTCAAGCGGCAGGTGGATCAGGAGCTTGAGTCAACCAAGATGCAAAAACACCAGTTCCGTGGCTGAGAGACTCCTGATGATGCCAACGTCCCATACTCTGGTTCAGACTCCAAGACCAACAAGGACACGTTCTTTAACAAGAGGGCGCAATACTGGTGGAAGCTCAGGGATAGGTTTGAAGCTACCTACAGAGCTGTCACTAAGGGTGAGTACATCAACCCTGACGAGCTTATCTCTCTGAGCAGTGAAATACCTGTACTAGACCAATTACGCAGTGAAGTTTGCAGAATACCGCAAAAACGCTCAAATAATGGTAAAATCCAGATAATGTCGAAGATAGACATGGCAAAGAAGCCTTATGAGTTACCGTCACCTAACATGGGAGACGCACTCATGATGTCTATGTTTTCACCAAAGGCAGTCCAGAAAGCGGCTGTCAAAATCAATTTCTCTGGCTGGGGCTAGGTTATGGCTGAGTACGAAAACGGAATGGAAGAGAAGGAAGAGTCTGGCGAATACACCGAAGACGATCTTTCCTACAAGGATAAATACGACGACCATCAAAGCGTGGTCAACCTTCTCTCTGCTTGCCAACAGGCAGACCATGATAACCGTGAGATGGCTCGTGAGGCGCATCTGTTCCTAGATAAACGTGACGGTCAGTGGGAGGCCTACTGGTGGCACTCAAACCAGAACAAGCCACGCTACACGTTTGACCAAGTAAACCCTATCGTCTCTCAAATAGCCTCAGAGATTGAGCAGGCAGACTTTGACATCAGAGTCTCTCCTGCTGGTGGTAACGCCACTAAGGATATTGCTAATACCTACGACGGCATTATCCGTAACATTGAGAATCTCTCTAACGCCAAGCAAGTCTACGCTCAATCTTGCCGTGGCATGGTGACAGGTGGCTTTGATGCGTGGCGTGTCTGCTC